CTCGATCCCGGGGAATGGCAGCACCGCCGGGACGACCACACCCATACCGCGGACGAGCTCACCGCCGCCCACCGCGCCCGTCGGTCGCGTGGTGAGCGGCACCCGGTGTGGGATTTCATGTTTTCCTACTACTCGGGGGCCTGAGTAATCGAACAGGGGAAATGCCGCGTCGCAGGTCACGACGGTGCGTGTTCGACGTGTCCAGCGTGTCCGACGTGCTCTGTGGGACCTTCTGCGGGATGGATGCGGGATGGCGGGGCATGAAGAAAGCCCCCGCCGGCGAGGTGCCAGCGGGGGCTGAGTAGGTGGGGAGCAGCGACGCGACGCCACGGGCTTGGGATATAGGCCCCCGGTGGGCGCTCGACCCGACGGTGATCATACAGGGCACCAGGGGCCTACAGGGCGAGTTCGCGGAGGTGCTTCTCAACCTCGTCCGGCGCCTCGGGCTGGTCCGCGGCGTCCGGGTAGCGGCGGCGCCACGCCAGCACGTGCTCGGTGAAGGCTTGCACGAGGACTCGGAGGCGGAACCTGTCGAGCTTCACTTCCTCGAGCTCTGCGGACAAGTCCTCGGTCTTCTTCTCCAGGGCGGTCACGCGGGCAGTGAGGCGGTCCACCCACCCGAGGTCCGCGTCCTCCTTGTCGCCCTGCCGCTTCGCCCGGGCAGTGGCCCACACACCAGAGGCGGTGAGGAGGGCTACGACGATGCCAGACAGTAGCTCAGTCACTGGCGGCCTCCTTCACGATGAGGTTGGCGCGGCTCGTGCGCCACACGGTCCAGAGCGTCCCCAGCGCGACCAGCAGGTAGGCTGCACCGCCGCCCCAGGTGTTGCCTGGCCCGCCGTGGGAGGTCGTGCTCTCGGTGAAGAGGCTGAGTGCCCACAGCAGATTGATCCCGACAGCGAGTCCTACGGCGGTCGCCGCAGCCGGACCGTCATGCCACCGGGCTGTCGCGAGACACAGGACGCCGATGACGATCCAGATGACGGCCCACACGGTCAGCGGGAGGAACCGCTCCACCGGATGGCCGGGCGGCGTCCGGATCAAGTAGCTGACTCCCCGGATGAGAGCCTCGACCGCAAGCATGACGAGGAGTGCCCCGTCAGTGAGGAGGAACCCCCTGATCCGCATCGCCGTCGGGCGCGCCCAGGAGGGCAGGTGATCGACAGGCATGTGAATCACCGCCCGTAGACGTAGTCAGCGTCGTCGCCCGGCGCGACGGTCTGGGTGGCCGGTGCGGTGGTGCTGGTCGGGTCGTGCTCGCCCTTCTCCTCGGCCCGAATCGCCGCGAGGACCGCCTGCGCGGTCTGGTCAGCACCCGGGATGCGGGCGAGAGCGTCATGCACCGCGATCTCCACCTGGTCCTGCACAGTGGTGGCGGTGCCGGCGATCATCGCAGCCTCGGCGTCCGCGTCGGTTGCCGTGGAGTCTGACCCTGCGTGTGTCTTGGACGCGGCGACCGCCGGGGCGATGATGCCGAGCACCCACGGAATCAGTGCATCGAGATTCTGCGTCCACTGGTCGGCCTGAACCTCACTTGCGATGCCGAATGCGCCGAGGACACCGACGACGAGGGCGACGAGGGCGTATGCGACCTTCCGGATGGCCCAGGACGGAGCCTTCTTGATCTTGGACATGGTCACTTCTCCTTCGAGTCAGAAGTTCCGGGTACGCCGAGCTTCTCGGCGATCGCTCCGAGCAGATCGGTGCGCGTCCGCCCACCAGTCTGCGGCCAGCCGCCATACGGTCCGGTGATCTTCGCGTCGCCCATGTCCTGGGCGGACAGGGTCATGAGCATCGACCTGCAGTCGGCGGTGTTGTCACGGATCTGCTTGAGCAGTTCACGGTCTTCGGGGGTCATGTCGTCCTCTCCTTCGGAGGTGTCGGTGGCCCAGGCGGACGCCCAGGCGTACTCGCGGGGCGGGATCATGGTGGCGAACTGGTCAAAGGTGACCCACGAGCCGTGCGGGGCGAAACCGCTGTCTGCGAGCCAGACGTGGCGGACGCCGCCGGCGTCGCGGGCGTAGCCCATGACCGCGAGGTAGTGCATGACGAAGCCCCCGCCGTAGCGGAGGCTCTCGGTGGAGGTGTACGACGCCTTCGGGTAGTTGGACGGCGGCACCCAGATGTTCGCGGCGACACCGACCCCTCCGTTGATGGAGGCGACGATGCGCTTCCACAGCGTCTCCTTCTCCTCGGCGTGCGGCGGGTCGTTCGGCATCGCCCCGGTCTGCCAGTTCCCACCGATGCGGGCGTTGAGGACACGGGCGAGCTGTACGACCCCGTTGGTGCCGTTGACCGTGGTCCCCAGCTCCTTAGCGAGAGTGGCCTCGGGGGCCATCTGCCCGGTGCGAGCCTGGATGATGGTCTGCGTCGTGGCTGGTCCGCACCAGTAGTAGGTGTCCTGGCCGATCTCGGCCCGGGAGTAGTCGAGCACCTTCTCGACGGCCTGCACGCTGGTCTGCTTCCCCGGCAGCAGTCGGGATCCGAGGGCCTTGCACCGTGCGAGACGGGACTGCCGGTCTGCCAGGCCATTCGTCCCGCCGTTGATGCTCTTCGTAACGGCGACGACGTCGTCCCGGTCGCACAGGCTGTTGAGCTGTGGTCGGGCGACGGTCCAGTACCAGGCGGGGCCGATGCCCACGTGCTGATCATCGCCGAGGGCCTCGGGATGGTCTACGAAGTAGGTTGCGGTTGGGACCAGGCCCTTACCGTGCGCCCACTTCGACACCGCCGTGTGGTTGTCGCGTCCGGTGATCTGAATCCAGCCGTGGCCACGGAAGCGTGACCAGTCGTCGGTGCCCGGCCGGTTGCCCATGCGCCCGTTGTAGGTTAGCTGGGCGGCGGTCGGCCCCCAGATCTCTGACTGATACTTGAGCCCCACGGACTCGTGTGCGAGCTGCGCGCAGAAGTGCGCGGCCCGTAGGGGCGTGTTGATGCCGGCGGTACGCATTGCCGTCTCGAACGCGGGTAGTAGTGCCGCGTACCGGTCGAGCGAGAGAGTCCCGCCCATGGCTTCGGACAGTGTCTTGGCGTCCATCGGTCCTCCTTTCTCTGGGCATGCGAAAGCCCCCGTGCGTCACGAGGGCGCCGGGGGCTTTCGGTGTTCTGCGTTGTGTGTGGTTACTCTCCGGTTGGAGACGTAGGGGCCAGGCTCTGAGCCCCGCAGGTGATGTCCTCGGCGATCTCGGTGCCGTCGGGCCACACGCCGCCGGGGTAGAAGTCGGCGGGGTTGGTCCAGTCGGAGCAGTCGATGTCCTGGCCGGGGGTTCCTCCGAATATGGCGTGCACAAGCCATCCGATCAGGTCTCCGATGGTGTTGAAGATGGTGCTGATGATGTCCACAGGGTCTCCTCGTCAGTCAGTGGTCACCTCATAGTATCGGCTGGGATACCGCTGTCGTTTCATGACTCCTGGTAGGGGTCGATTTCTGCCCAGTACACAGTTCCGGAGACTGTGAGCCTTGTCGCCGATGAGCCGCCGAGCCAGGTCACTTTGGCTGCGCCCGATCCCCCGTCTCCCACGTCTGCTGCACTGGTGCCTGACACCCCGGAGCGAATGTCGCCGTTGGCCATGACGCTGTAACTCAGGTATCCCTGGTACTTGGTCGTGTCCCCCACCTGAATGTTCCCTCCAGGTCCGGCCAGTCCGGCAATGTTGAGAACGACACTGATGAGTCCGATTTTTCCTTGGGACACCGGGTTGTCGAACAGTGTTACCGGCGGTGCCCCGACAATGTTCCTTGGCGGGAGGGTGATCTTCGTCCATGTCAGTCCCCCACCGAGCTTTCCGATAAATTCAGTTGCGATTGCCATGTTTCAGACCTCCGTGATCTTGTGCAGTTCCATCGTCGACTCGTCCAGCCAGAAGTCGCCGACGACAGCGCCGGGGATGGTTTCCGGTGGAGGTCCGTCTCCGGAGAACGTCGATGGTCGGTGCAGGACCACGTCCCGGAGAGCATCGATGTCTGAGCGTGAGGCTTTGTCCGCAACCGCACCGCTGACCTGGTTGTCGACATAGCCCTTGGTGGCTGCGTGAGTACTCCCCGTCGGCGTGGCCACCGAGGTTGTGCCGTCCGCCCCACGGCGCATGATCCGGCCGGCAGTGGCCTGGTACGTGGCTGATGTGACGTCATCGACGGTGTCCTGCAGGCCACTGACGTCGCCGATCTGGTGGGTGTGGACAGTGTCTGCCTTGTCCGCGAGGCCTGGGACTCTCGGGGCGTCCGCGGTGCCTGCGAGGTCTCCCGCCAGCTTCATCTTGCCTTTGATCGTGGGGGTGGCGTCCGGCACACCGGAGGCTACAACCTCCGCCGCGGACTCAGCGGACAGTCGGGCCTGCTCGGCAGAGTCCGCCGATGCTGTGGCGGAGGTTGCCGAGGCGGTGGCCGCTGACTGGGCGTCGGCTTTGATCGAGTTGAGTTCGGTGCGGACATCCGAGGCAGCGTTCGTAGCCGCGTCCTGCGCCTGAGAACAGGAGTCCGCGGCGGACGCTGCGTGCCCCTGGGCGATGCCCCGGGCTTCCTCGGCCCCTGTCTGTGCGTCGACCGCCTCATTCTTCGCCGCGATGGCCTCCGAACGGTTCTTCCACGCAGTATCCATGTAGGTCTTCGCCGCGGTCGCCCGGCTGTCAGCGGTTGTCTCCGACTCAGCGGCGTCCCTGGCGGAGGACGCAGCGTCCGACGCCGAAGTGGCCGCGGCGCTCGCCCGGTCCGCAGCGGCGGCCCCGGCTGACAGGGTGTCGTCGAGAATCTCCTGCGTGGCGTCCCTGTGCTCACCGGCGAGGGTCGCCGACCCAGCGGACTCGGTGGCGGAGGTGGCGGAGCGCTGTGCGGCGGCGTCCGCATCGAGGACTGACTGCGCCGCCGCCGCTTCCGCCTGCAGCACTCGCTGGGCGGATCCGACGATGGCGGCTGATTCGGCGGCAATCTGGGCTGACGCCCTGGCGTCTCGGGCAGCGGCCTGGGCGGCGAGGACGACCTCGGGCGCCCAGTCGAAGTTGTCTTCGAGGAGGTCGAGAAACTCGATGGACTCTTCGTCCGGCACCACGGCTTCGACGGTGTGGGATGCGCCGTCGCCAGCGATAACGAGGACTACTTCGCCGGGGTCCAAATCCATGGTCGCGGCGCCGTCGATGAGTGCGGTGCTGCGTGGTTCGCCGGTGATTGCCGCGGTCCCGCCCGGGCGAAGGCGCGGGGCCCTGGCCGTAATGGTGCCATCGGTCGGGAAATTGTCGACTGCTGCGAACAGGAAGTTGATGGTGGTCATGGTTCTCCTAGGTTGGGTTCTTTTCGTCAGGCACGGTGTCCTGTCCCGGATTGAGCAGCCGGTTGTCGAACTTCACCGCGCTCATCCAGGCATTACGGGCTCCTCCGTCCCACCAGCGCCATTTGCCTGACCATGCCCTGACCCTGATCCAGCAGCCGGGCTCAGGGATCACCACCATGAACACTCCGGGGATGGACCCGTAGTCACCGCCTGTGGTCTGGTCCACCACCACCGACCGCACCAACGACCCGTCAGGACGGACCACATCGACGTAGATTGCGGACAGGTTGCTTCCGTCGAATCCGGTGGACCGGACATGTGCGTAGCAGACCACCAGCCACAGGCCCGCCTCGTCGAGGACGATGTTCTTCCCCTTCTCGACGTGTGCGCCCTTCGACGGTCCGAGTTGCGACTCATACGGGAGCCAACGTGAATTGTCCCCGAAGATGTTCCACTCTGAGTTCACGTTCACTGACTGGAATGCGGCGCAGTAGCCGCGCACGAACTCAAGCAGGTCCGTGCGCGACATCAGTGACTCCTGCCCGTCCTTCACGTCCTTCACCACGGTGCCGGACTCGAAGAAGGACGCCGCCCACGAACCGATGGTGTTCCCTATGCCCGCGATTCCGGCGGCGAGCGCGGACCCGATCCCTCCGATGATCGATCCGAAGAAAGTGTTCTTGCCGTCAGCCCACGGGGCGATGACCCTGCTGCCGACGGTGGCGAGCATCGTGGACTCGGTGACGTCCTTGAGTCCCTGGATCTGGGCCATGGTCATGGACGAATCGGCGGTGGGGTGCGACCCACCCGGTACGACGGCCATCAGTCCTGCTCCTTCGTGTCAGTTGTGTCGTCGAGCGCGTGGCGTAACCGGTCACGCTGCGCTGGGGTCATCGAGGCGACGAGGTCCTCGACGGTGCCGTCCGCATCCACCGGCGGTGGGGTGTCGCCCCATTTCCCCGCGGTTGCGGCCCACGCGGTCTCCCCCGCCGGGCCCGACGGTGGGGTGTACCACCTGCGCTGGAGGTCGGGGAGGTGGCGGAAGCCGCAGTCGTGGAGGTGCTTGGACCAGACCTGCAGTGTCGTGGGATGGACGAGGAGGGGCACGTCGCGGGGGCCGGCGGGCATGGCGACGAGCGCCCAGGCCGCGAACTCCTCCGGGTCATCGGGGTTGCAGTCCGGTTGCATGGGGATTCCGGTTTTCATGTCAGTCCCATCTCCTTGAGAAGGCTTGCAAGCGCCTTGGTCTTCGAGGTCACGGCAGTGACGGGGTCGTGGTCGCCTTCGAGGTCGCCGACGGTGATCTCCCAGGTGTGGGGATCGGTGGCCGACCAGTCGAGGGTGAGCTTCGAGACCTGCTCGACGACCACTCCCCCGCCCATGTCGGTCGGGACCTGGACACCGATCCGGTCACCGAGGAAGAAATGGCCCTGGCCGTGGTCTCCGACGAGGTAGGGTCTGCCGTCGCCGATCTTCGCGGTGGCGGTGACCTTCTCCCTGGTCTTGTGCCACGCTGAGCGCATCGCCAGGACACCGGAGAGGGTGTAGGCCTGCACATTGCCGCCGAAGTCCTCGAGGTAGTGCGACCACCCCATCTGCGAGGTGCGCTCGACCCCTTTGTAGGAGGCGAAGGCGAGGATCGTGTCCTCGAACATCGGCTTGAGCATCGTCCACGCAGGTTCCGCCAGGTTCGGGACGAGGAAGTAGTTTGCGACGGTCTGTCCGATGAGCTGGACCGCCGCCTCCATTCCCTCGTTGATGCCAGGCATGGACGTACCTCCGACGACGACCTGTCCGATGGTCGCCGGCGTCCAGGTCACCGTCGTCTCCTCCGTGGTGGAGGTCGAGCTGCCGCCGGTGGTCCCGTCATCGCGGTACACGACCCAGGGCTGCTCAGGTGAGACGCCGAGGAACCCGGACACCGCGTACGACGGGGCGTTGAGCACCGTGCCTGTGTCCGCTCGGACGTCATCGACGAGGTCGTCGGCGACCTCCAGCAGAGTGCGGGACAGGCCACCGAGGACTGTGCCGCCGACCGCGGTCTGCCCGAACCATCCGGACTTGTCGACGATGTCGATGACCAACTGCCCGGCCTTCCACAGGTTCGCCCCAGCCCAGGGCTGGGGGTCCCCGGGGAGCCAGCGGCGGCACTCGACCATCAGACCGCCATCAGCGAGCGTGTCGGCAGCCATCTCGTGGAAGGTGTCGAAGCGGGACTGGAGGATCGTCCACTCGGAATCGTCGAGGAGCAGGGCACCGGGCTTCACGACGATCGGCCAGCGCTTGTAGTCCAGCGACTGCGTCCAGGAGTTGAAGTCCAGCGGGTCATCAGGCAGTGCCCACAGGTTGCCCTGCATACGCAGGAGGTTGACCATCAGCGTGAGCTTCAGCGTCCACACCGCCGGGCCCGCCAGTCCCCACACCCGGGGGAACTGAAGTGCCGCCGGGGTGAACGGATTCGGCCAGACGAGAATGTGCTTGAGCTCCTCGTAGTCAGAGAGGAACTCGATGGTGGTCGTCTGCTCACCGTCGGCGTTGCGAGTCGTGGCGACCGAGGATGCCCGGCCGGACCAGCGGGCCCCGTCCTTGTCGACGGTGATGTGCAGATTCTTCGTCGACCGGCCGCGGAAGTCCATCGCCCAGATCGCCAGGTGGTGGTCCGCCGGCAGCACCAGGTTGCCCTGGCCGGTGTCGTTGAGCACCCAGTCAAAGGACGCCTCGAACTCGCCACGGACCACACCGCGGAGGTTCCAGTCGCCGTCCCACATCCGCACCAGTGGTGGTTCACGGCGGATCCGCTCGCGGGTCTCAGCACGCGCGTCCACTTCTGCGCGGATGTTCCGCAGTCTCGCAAGGTCAATTGCCGGCACGGTCACTCACCTCCCCACGGTCGGAGCCACTTCGTCTCCACACTGATCTGTGCGGTCGCACCCGCCAGTGCCCCGACAGTTCCCCAGGCGTCGGTGATGGCCTGGGCGATGTAGGGGGCGACGAGGTTGTCGAGGACGTTGAAGGACAGCCAGTCGATGATCGGGCCGGTCGCCGCCTGTAGTGCGGTTCGGATCTCGGCGGCGAGCTGCTCCGGGGTCCGGGTCATGAACCAGTTCGCGCCCTCGGCGGCAGCACGGGCTTCGATGCGGGTGGTGACCCACTCGCGCAGTGAGTTCGGCAGTGCCCACTCCAGTTCAGGCAGTGGGTCGATGCGGACCGGCAGAGTCGTCGGCCTGGTCCTCGGAGGGACCGGCTTGCGGAAGAACGCGCCGTTGAGCTGAGCCCACAGGCCGTCACCCCAGTCCCCGCCGTTGTCGGACGACCAGATCGTCTGGTTCAGCGGGTCCGTGTCCACGACGACGTCGCGGCCGAGCGGCTGGTGCGGCAGCCAGGTGAGGTCATCGAGCTCACCGGCGGCAATGTCCGGGTTCGGCAGCGCCCACTTCGCCGGGGAGGTGAGTGTCCAGCGCGGCCACGCCTCCACATCGCCGGGGTTGGTGATGGTGACCGTCGGGCGGAAGTGGACACCGTCGAACACGACCTCGTCGGTGATCGTGTGGCCACGCCACCACGGATCCAAAGCCAGCAGGGTGATCTCCCACTCCGCGGCGGCCTGCGAGTGCGGGTCCACATCAGAGTTGAGCTTCGGGGCCTCGGCGAGGCGGACCTTGATCCACCGCTGCCCGGACTCCGGGGTCTCCACCCGCAGGACCGCGTCCCGGTCGTAGGCCAGGGCGCGGCGCAACTGCCCGTCGGTGACCGCCCACTGCTGCGGGTCATCATCGAAGGTCAGGAGATTCAGGACGATGTTGCGTTCCTCGACCCGGTGGCCGAGGTACGTGGTGCCGGCGACACCGGCGCGGGGCTTCGTCGAGACAGTGACCGGTGCCTCGAAGAGGTCGCCGACCGAGCCGGTGAGCATGCGGGCCGGTGAGTCCGCGGCACCGGGGCCGTGTAGAACCCACATGGAGTCGTCTACGCCCTCGAGCATGATCTTCGCCAGAGTCACACTGGCCTCCTTTCAGAAGGTGGTGCCGGTCAGACGCCGGCGGTGGCGCGGGACTGCTTGGCCTGCAGTCGCCGGTACTCGGCGAACGCCCTGGACGGGTTGTCGACGGAAATGTTGATCGTCGTCTGCGAGGCCTGGACACTGCCGGCGCTGGTGCGGTCGGCATGCTCATCGAGGATCCAGTCGACGACAGCGCCCGGCCCGGACGAGTTCAGAAGCTCCGCCATCTGCGGGGACTGCCCGACGCTGCGGGAGTTGATGACCGCCTCGCCACGGGACAGGTTCGCCAGGACGTCGTCGCGGCGAAGGCCACGACCGCCAGTGACGATCCCACCGTCGCGGAAGCCGGGTAGCTTGCCCTTCCACTTCGCGAGCTTGCGCTCGGCCGTGGCCATCTGCGTGTTGTAGCGTCCCGGGTAAGCGGAGACCTGGACGCCCTGGGCGACTGCCCCGGGGTCCATGGACTTCCAGTTCGGGAACTTCTTCACCATCTGGTTGAAGAACATCGAGGCAGAGCCTCGTGCGTTCATCCGATCGGCGATAGCCCCCCATGCGCCGTTGTTGCGCTGCTGGAAGACACCGGAGGAGTCATAGTCCGAGCCGACGGCGTCGTGCTTGTACTTCAGCGACGCGGTGTCGACCGAGGAGGCCCACATCTTCACCGGGTTGCCGGCCTCCACCAGCGCGGTGGCGACACCGATCTTCGCGCCTTGGAACCCCAGACCACGTTCAGCAGCGGCCTTTGCGATCTCACCGATGTAGAAGGACTCGCCGAGCTTGTACTCGCCACGGGACACCGTGCCCGGCGCGACCCGCTTCACGGTCGCGGTGGAGGCGGGCTTCGTGGCGGCGGCGATGTCCTTGTTGACCGCGGTCTCGCCTTCTCCCTTCTCGTCGACGGCGTAGAGCTTGTCGGCCTGGTCCTTGGCCTGCATGATCGGCGGGAGGGAGTCCTCGAAGCCGAAGACGGACAGCAGGTCCTTGGTCATGCCCTTGGTCCAGTCGGAGGCGAACTTGCTGGTGATGTCGGACCAGGATTTCGGGGAGTCGTCGGTGGTGGCGGTGAGTGCTGCGGTGTTCGCGGCGTTGACCTCGACGACGTTGGGGTCGGATCCGGAGCGGGAGCCGGAGCCTCCGCCGGTGGACGTCGCTGTAGAGGTTGTGGTCGAGGCGTCCGCCTTGGGGCGCATCCAGGCCCAGTTCGTGGCACCGGAGAGGTTGTATCCTGCTGCGCCACCGCCGAGTTGGCCGTTGCCGCGGCCGCCGCCCATTTCGGCGTTGATGCCGTTCGGAAGGGTTGAGGCGGTGTGCCCGCCCCACGGTCCGCCGTTGTACCAAGCGGTGCGGAACGTGCCCGCCGGCCCCTTGCCCATGGTGAATCCCCAGGATCGCAGGATGGACTCCTGTGACCCGGTGGCGAAGTTGCGCTGGCGAGGGTTGTGTCCGGTGAGGAATGCGGCCAGGGACCCGGCGGTGTAGGAGCAGTCGCCCCACTGGCCGGACGGTGGGTAGTTGTTGTACGGCGCGCCCTCGAGTGGGCGGTCCATGCGCTGTCCTGCGACGGTCTTGCCTCGGGCGAAGTCGAGCATCTCCTTGCCGGTGCGGATACCTCCCTTGGCGAAGCGCTGCGTGACCTTCTGCGGCCCGTCGCCGCCGGGGATGGTCGAGGTGATGGGCTGTCCGTCGGTGCCGAGGACGGTGTATCCCATGATCTCCGCGGTTTTCGCGAGGATCGCCGAGGACCGCCGGCGCTTGGAGCGGGCGAGCGGAATGTAGGCTTCGCCGCCGGTCTCCGGCTCCGCCCAGATTCGGACAGGGCCAGCGCCAGCGGCGATCTGTGCGACGTGCTTCTCGCGGCGTCCGCGGACTGAACCACCGGCATTGTGCTCGACGCCTCCTCGTGCGTAGGCGACTGAGCCGTCGGCGGAGATCCATCCCTCGACGATGCCGCCGATGTTGAAGGGGAGATGGTCGCTGATGAAGCTGCCGACGGATCCGATGAGGGAGCCGATTCCGTCGAGGAGGCCCTGGACGACATCGCGGCCGGCGTTGTAGAGCCACTGGCCCGCGTTGGCGAAGGCGTCCTTTACCTTGCCGGGGATTTCCTGGACCTTGTTGATGAACTCCGTGGCCTTCTGCTTGGCGGTGGAGACCCACTCGCCGAGCTTCTGCCCGATCGCGGATACTGCGCTGGAGATTCCGGACTTGATCGAGTTCCAGACGTTGCTGATCGTGTTCTTGATGCCGTTCCAGACCGAGGACACCAGTCCGGTGAACGCGGCCCACTGGCCGGACACCCACCCGGATATCGCGGACCAGACGCTCGTGATGATGTTTCTGATCCAGTTCCACACCGCGGTGAAGATCGAGACGATCCCGTTCCACACTGCAGAGACCACACCGGTGAACACAGCCCAGGCTGCGGAGAAGAACGCGGCGATGGAGTTCCAGACGGTCGTGACGACCAGGACGATCGTGTTCCACACGGTCTGGAAGATCAGGACGATCGTGTTCCACACGGTCTGCACCAGCAAGGTGAAGATCGCCCACGCGGTGGTGAAGAAGGTGGAGATCATCGTCCAGGCCGTCGTGAAGACGAGCTTGATTCCCTCCCACAGCAGGGAGTAGAACGTCTTGATCCCGTTCCAGACGGTCTCGACGTTCGTCTTGAAGTTCTCCCACGCGGTGGTGAAGTAGTCCTTGATGGCAGTCCACGCGACGGTGAAGACATTCTTGATGCCGTCCCACAGGCCCGAGAAAAAGTCCTTGATGCCGTTCCACACGTTCTCGGCGGTGGTCTTGATCCCGTCCCACAGGCCAGTGAAGAAGTCGGCGACGCTGGTCCAGACGGACACAGCAGTGTCCTTAATCCACTGCCACGCCGTGCCGAGGAAGTCCATGAACGACTTCCAGATCTTCTTACCCAGCTCCGTCTTCGTGAAGAACCAGACCAGTGCCGCGACGACAGCGACGATGGCCGCGATGATCGCGACGATGGGGTTGGCCATGATCACGGCACCGAACGCCTTGAACGCCTTCGACGCCATGCCGACAGCCTTCACCAGGCCGGACTTGAACACTCCGGCGACCTTCGACACTGCGCCACTGATCTTCCCGAAGGACTGCTTCACGTTGCCGAGGGCAACGAGCTTCTTACCGACCCCGGCTGCGGTCGTGCCGAGCTTCGCGATGACAGGGTTCGCAGACTTCGCGCCCTCCATCATCTTCACCAGAGCGCCGCCGATGCCGCCGCCCTTACCCGCTCCGATGACGCCGGACAGGAACTTGAACGCCCCAGACGCGGTCTTCGCCCCACCACCGATCTTCGTGAACATCCCGGAGACGAATCCGAGGGTCTTGAAGCCGGTGAATGCGCCGACGACGGCGGTGACGAGGGCAGGGTTGTCCTTCATCACGTCGCCGAGGGTTTCCAGGGCCGGGGTGATGACGTCGGCAATGATCGGGGCCAGGGCCGCGAGGACGCCGGTGAGGGCCGCGAAGCCCGCCTGCATTCCCGCCTGGCCCAGTGCCCCGGCGATATCGCCGAAGGCCGGGGCGAGTCGCTGCGCGGCCTCCCACAGCTTGCCGAAGGACTCCCCCAGGTTGCCGAACATGGTCGAGGAGTCACCGGTGCCGGCGAAGCCGTCCTTGAACTCCTGGATCTTGCCCTTCACCTGGTCGATGGTGTCCATGACCTGCTGGGCCTGCGCCGGATCCCCGAACGCCTTCGCCCACAGGTCATTGTCCTGCGTCCCGGTGGAGAAGTAGTCGATGCTGGCCTGCAGCTTCGCGTTGACGTCGTCGATGACGCCGGTCATCTTCCCCATGATCTCGGGGGCCTTGGCGAACGCTCCCTTGAGCAGGGTCTCGCCGACGCGACCGAGAGCGGCGTCGACGTTCTTCATCGCACCGGAGAACGTCTGGCCGGACTTCAGTGCCTGCCCGCCGATCGCCTCGTCCATGGCGTCCTGAAAGGTCTTGAAGTCGATCTCGCCCTTCGACGCCATGTCGGCGACCTCTTCGGCAGTCTTGCCGAGGTGCTTGGCCAGCGCAGAGGTCGCGGGAATGCCGTTGTCGCGCATCTGCGCCAGCGTCTCGCCGGTGACCTTGCCCTGCTCAGCAGCCTCCGTGAAGATCGGGCTGAGCTCACCGAAGTCCTTTCCGGTGAATGCTGCGGCGTCTCCGACCTCCTTGAGGACGCGCTGCAGGTCATCCCCCGGCTTGATTCCCGCCGCCAGGGCGAGAGCCGCGGTGTTCGCCGCATCCGAGGTGGCGAACGCGGTGCCCTTCACCGAGGCCGTGACGTCCGCCATCGCGGCGTCGACCTGCTGGGCGGACCCGGTGATGGTCTGCAGCTTCGCGCGGGCCTGGTCGATGGCGTCCAGGCGGTTGAACCCGGCGGTGAGAGTCTTGGCCAGGACAGCGCCGGCGGCGACACCGGCGCCGACGACACCTGCCTTGAGCGTCTTGCCGATGCCGGCGGACAGCTTCGATCCCATCGACTGGCCGGACGTGCTGGCGGTCTTCTCCGCCGCGCCGAACGCCTGCTTGATGCCCGGCGCGATCTTGCTGGTCTCAGGGACGATGGAGACGTAGGCGACTGCGAGTTCGTTGGCCACGGCGGGCTCCTCTCGGGTGGTGGTGCGGAAGCCACCCCGGTCGTCACATGCCGAGGAGGGCTGCGACGTTGGCGGCGGAGGTGGCGGACTTCTTCCCGCCGATGGTCTTCTTCTCGTGCTCGGTGACCCCGGGTCGTGGGATGGGCTTGGGCCGGTTGCGGTTCTTCTGCCCGTCCTTTGACTTCGACCAGACCTGCCAGGTGAGCATGTCGACCATGGATGCCATGAGTTGACGGTCGGGGTTCCAGAGGCGGTCCTCGTCGCCGACCTGGGATGCGTACACCGCTGAGTTTTCGTCAGCCTGGTCGACCATCACCCAGATGTCCCGCCAGTTCAGGCGGTCCGTGCCGTCGGCCAGCCACCGCAGGCGGAGACCGACCCGGATCAGGTCAGCCTCCAGGGCTAGGCGGTGGGCGGTGTCTGCTCGGAGCCATCGGTGGAGGCCGAGGATTCCCCCAGGGAGGCGACCCCCACAGTCTGGTCGCCGTTGACCCAGGCTTCGGTGAACTCCTGGAACTCGCGGAGTGGGAGGGCTCGGATCTGGTCGTGGGAGGTGGTGTCGCCGCGGTCGACGGTTGCGGCCTTGATCATGGCCGTGGTCATCTCCTGCTCGGACCTTCCGGAGTTGTCCTCCAGGAAGCCGTAGGTGATGCAGTCCTCCTGCCAGGGGACGGTGATGTCGGCGCCGGTGGCGTCGGAGTGGAAGTGGAACTTCTCGAGCATGACGGGGTCCTGTCTGCGGCGGTCGCCGCGGTGATGGTGGAAGTAGGGACGGGGTCAGGGGTGAAGCAGAGGGGGCCCGAGGTGACCCCGTCGAGAGTCCTCGGGCCCGGGTGCGGCTACGCCTCGGGCGCGGCCGGGGTTTCGAGTGCGGCGACTCGGGCGGCGAGTGCGTCGAAGTCGGCCTTCGTCGGCACGTCGGTGGTCTTCGCGAGACCGGACACGTCGGGGATGTCGGCCTTCGCTGCCAGGCCGGAGACGTCCGGGATCGCGGTCGTGTCCGCCTTCTTCGCGAGACCATCGTCCACGTACTTCTTCGACGTGGCGTGCATGTCAGCGGAAGGCACCAGGGCCACAGCAACGTTGCCGGACGAGGACCTGGCCGCGACACTGTTCGCGTCAGCACCGGACGACACGTAGTTGTAGGTAGCGAACTCACCGTTAATACCGGTGCCGTAGATCTTGTTCTTCTGCGTGGTCGGCAGTGCAGTGAGTTTCCCCGCGAGACCGGAAGTGAGCGCCGTGGCGTCCGCCTTGTTCTCCCGGAGGTCCGCGACACCCTGCGTCGCGGCCTTGACTTCCTCGAGTGCCTGCTGGATGCCTGCCTCGATGTTGTTGAGGTTGTCCGCCTCCAGGTCGGGGGCGGAGTCGTTGACCCACGTGTTGGGGCTGTATTCGGCCACAGGAATCACCTCTCCTTCTGTTTCGGTGGCCCATCCCCGAGCCGCGAGCTCGGAGATGATGAACGGCGCGAGCACCTGCTCGCGGGTTTGGGTCGAGTAGTGCAGTCCGTCCGAGGTCAGGCTGCGGGGCACGGTGTCCCCGTCGATAGCCGTCTGATCGTCAGCGGTCGGTGTCAGCCCGAGGGTCTGCATGCCGTGGGCGATCATGTGACCCCGGATGTCGATTGTGTTGTCCGGGAATGCGGCGGCGAGCGCGGCATGCTGATCGACCGCCGTCGTGTGGCCAGCTGTGCCGGTGACCTCCGACGGGCCCGAGGTGCGGGCCGCGACGAGGAACCGCGGCTGGTCAACAGTCGCCTTCAGTCGATCGACCATGGCCTGGACCGCGGACACGACGCCGGTGACCCGGGTTGCCCCGGCGAACGCCGAGTCGTTGCCGCCGACCCAGATGATCTGGGTGCATTCGGCGTACTCCGGGTGATCGACGACGTCCTGGGAAACGAACTCGGTACCGGCCGCAACCGTCACCGGTCCGGCAGGGGCAGTATCCGGGACGAAGTGCCCGCAGAACGTGCCATTGCTCCGGGACGAGACCGGCATGCCCTCCGGCGTGTCCGCCTGCGTGAGGATGGTGAGTGTCCCTCGCTCCCCGGACAGCTCCATCGGCATTGTCGATGAGGAGGACCGGATGTTGCAGGGCGTCCTGTCCGCCTGCAGGCCGACGATCACCGGTTCAGCACTGGTGATTTCCACCGCGGTGGTTGTCGAGAGGACGATGCCTCCCTGCCTCACCGCGACGGTGCCGGCCTCCTGACCGGAGAGGCCGCGGTTCACCGTCTCCTTGATCGTGGAGGACAGCAGCGGGAGTCGATGGCCCCAGCTGAACCCCTCGGTCTGGGAGTCGCCGTAGGCGACGATGATGTCGCTACGAGATTCCGTCATCAGTGAACCTCCCTACTACTTCTTGGTCGGGTGGAGCCCCACGGTCGGGTGGAGGCCCGCTCGGGGCCTCAGCCCGGTCACGGGGCCGGGGTTTCCCCCGAGTCATCACCGTCATCTCCACCGCCGGTGCCGCCAGCAGCGGCGACCGGGGTGATGTGGGTGTAGACGTTGTTGCCGGCAGCGTCGATGAAGGTCTCCATGGTGACCTCGTACTGGACGATGTCGGAGTGGACCCAGGTGATATCGGAGATCTCGGAGATCTGGCCGTCCGGGATGACCTTGCGGACCTTCTTGCCGTCATCGTCGAGGATCTCCATGACCCAGGTGCGGTGCGGCAGGGTCTTGGAGTTCTGGATGACGGTGATCGAGCCGTCCGCGGCGACGGTGACGTTGTCCGGGCCGTAGACCAGCTTGAGGACCTCGGCGTTCGCTGCCTCGGCGAGGACGAAGCTGAAGGTCTGGTTGTACTCGTTCTGGAGGACGCGGATCGTGTCACCGCCCCAGGCCTTCTTCTTCTCGGTGTCGCGCTCGGCGGTCTCGGTGACGCCGTCCTCACCGATGAAGCCGACGGAGACCAGGCCAGCAGTGGCCAGGTCAGTGTCGGCGGTCGGGAGGGCGTCGGCGGTGAGCAGGCCCGTCGGGTAGACCCAGAGGCCTCCGACGGAGTCCGGGATACCGGCGAGGACGTTGGCGGTAGTGCCACGTGCCATGATGATTCCCCTTTCGTGGGATCGGAATGTGTGGTCAGTTCACGTGCGCGGCGAGGCGGAGCTCGCCGGTGAACTGGTAGCGGACCCGGTCGTTGCGATCCGGGTCCGGGTAGTAGGCGGGGCCGCCCATCTCCACCCACCAGCGCACGAGGACACCGGCTGCGCGGTGTCCGCGGCCGGCTACGAGAGCCGCTCGGGCCTGGTTGGCAAGATCGGCGGCGTCCGCCGGATCGGTGGCGTAGCAGGAGATGACCATGGTCGCCGCGTCGGTGACGCGGTTTCGCATGACACCGCCGGCGCGGGCCACCCGGATGTACCGCTCCGGTGGGGTGCGGGGCGGTGTCTGGTAGACGGGGATGCTGAGGGCGTCGGAGAGGAGCGCCTTGGCGACGAGCTCGGCGTTCGGCAGGGCCGGGGTCGGGCCCGGCACCGGATCAGGTGCGGTCACTGGGCTCAACCCCTGCCTGCGTCGAGAGCGCGCTGCAAGGTGTTGTTCTTCGCCTGGTCCTTCATCGCCCGGTGAGTGGCGGTGACAACATTGCCGCGGTAGCGGTTAGTGCCCGGGCTGGAACCCATCTCGAACCCCTCCCCCGCAGCCTCCTTGATCGCCCTGGTTCGCCGCTCAATATCGGCAGCGACTCCCTGGTCAAGACGGAGTTCCCTGAACGCCTTCTGGTTCCAGACGAGCTTAGTTCTGCCCATCGACCCTCCTCAGGTGGATCTCGGAGACTCCAGGACTCCACCAGGGGCCGTTGTCCCAGTTCGCCGGTGACCCGGCGACCTCGAACATGCCGAGGCCGGGGACGATGAACTGGTCCTGGGCGTCAACCTGCAGTGAGGCCGGGGCGTAGAGGGACACATCCCAGGAGACCTGGTTGATATGCCCGTCCTCGCCCCGCTCCACCCCGCCGGTGACCGCCCAGCCGACGACGAGAACCTCCACTGGCTCGAGGTGGCCCACAGTCGGGTCCCCCATGTCGTTGACGGTCTCGACATACCGGCTCAACTGAACCTTGTACCGGGCGGGGAAGACGCTCACCAGGAACCCCCGACGTCAGCACCACAGGTGCAGCGGACGGACTGTCCGTCGACGAGTGAGGACATCCGCACGGAGCATTCCGGACGGTGCTCGACCGACCGCGGGATGAACGCGGTGTCGATCGAGAAGGCGCCGCCGGCGTTGGCCTTGCAGAGCTTCTGCAATTCGGTGATCTCCGAGGGATAGAACAGGGAGCGCCGAGCTGTCGGGCTGAACGTGTTGTTCAACGAGAACGGCCCGGCGGTGACCTGCTCCTGGGTGACTGACCCTCCCCCTGACTCCGCCCAGCGCAGCACTGCTGCCCTGATGATCGCCTCTGCGGCACCGACGAACTGGAAGCCGTCGTCGGTGATGCAGGGCGCAACCCTGGCCGCCAGGGCCAGCCCGTCGCGGATCAGGATCTCTGCCTTCGCCTCGTCGATGTCCGGGTCGAATACGCGGAGGTCATCGACCGTGATGGTCACAGCGGTCATGCTCGACCTCCTACTTCTTGGCCTTGCGCGGGTGCAGCCCCTTCGCCGGGTGGAGGCCCGCTCGGGGCCTCAGCCCGGTCACGGGGCCGGGGTTTCCCCCGCGTCATCGTCCGCCTCGGTGTAGGTGACGAAGGCGTCCTTGTCGAGGATCGCCCAGCCGAAGATGACCTCGGTGAGGAAGGCGACGGCGTTGCGGCGCTGGAGGTCACCGTTGCCGAACGGGTCGCCGTACTCGATGCGCTTGAGGCTGATGTCCAGGGCGTGGCCGAAGCGCAGCGCGTCCCAGTCACCGCCGATCGCGCGGATGCCGGTGTCGGCGGAGCCGTCCATCTGTCCGGAGATCGCTCGGGACGCGGCGACCGGCTGGCCGGCGTAAGAGGTGATGCCGCCGCCCATCGGGATCTCCGGGTTAAGGCGGCGCCCCTCCTTGTCGCGGGCGTTGGCCAGCAACGCGACGAAGCGGGGGTCCATGCCGAAGCCGGTGAAGTTGTGCGGGGTCGCACCACCGACGACGGAGTTGTAGCCTTCCCACAGCGCGGAGTCCGCCAGTGCGGGGTCCGGGCGGCCGTTGGAACCGGCGACGAGCTCGACGGAGTTAGCGGTCTGGGTGATCCACTCGGTCACGCCGGTGAGGGCTGCGCCATTGACCGCCTGGCGTCCGTGGAGTACCGCCAGGTCGATCTGGCGGGACAGCGCCTGGGACATCTCATCGCTCATGAGGTCGAGGATGTTCGCCGGGTTGGTCTCGATGGTCTCCATGGAGAACTCGAGGCCGACGACGGCCTTGATCGGCTTGATGGACTTCGCGCCGACCTCCAGCTCGGAGTCCGGCTTGTTGCCAAGCTCGCCGACGATGGAGGCGGACGGGCGCTTGGTGAGCACCGGGATGATGTTCTCGCCGATGATCATCGGGTGGGCCTTCGCCAGCGACGGGACGACCGAGGTGGCGAGGGCGGACTTCCAGATTTCGTCGGAGACGGACCGGGGCAGGAGGGCGGAACCGCCGCTGCCTCCGGTGAGAGTCTCCTGGGTATAGGTGGCCATGTCTGGCTCCTTTCAGGGTTGATGGTTGTTGAGGGTCGGGCTGGATCCAGTGTCAGAGTCCGAGGATCTGGCGGGCCATGGAGTCTCGGTCGTCCCCGCCGGAACTGCGTCCGACAGACGGGACGTACGGGGCGCCCTTGGACTTGCTCTGCTCCTTGGCGGTGCCGGCGAACTCGAGCAGAGCGTCGGCCGCAGCCGTGAGCTCCTCCTCGGTCGTGCCGGACAGCAGGGACTCGGGGACGCCCTTGGCGGACGCCACACGGGAGCGCAGAGCTGACTGCTTGGCCTCGGTCGCTTCCGCCTCCAGGGCGGCGAGCTTCTCCTGTGCCTTCTCCAGCTCGGTCTTGTTGGCCTCCTCGACCTGCCGTGCCTTCTCCGCCAGCGGACGCAGCTCATTGCGCTCCGTGCGGTAGCGGGCGGCCTCCTTGCGCGCTTTGGTCAGTGCTGCGCGAAGGTCATCAGGCGACAGGTCACCGTCGTCCGCCTCGCCCTGGTCCTCAGTGCCGGGCTTGGCGCCGGCGCTGGGGGCCGGGGTGGTGGCCTTGTCGGTGGAGTCGGACCCGGTGTCGGGCCCTGTGGTCGGTGCCGGCTCCTGGCCGGTGGCACCAGTGATGGTGGACATGAGTTCTCCTCCAGGGGAACAACGGGGTGGATACAACAAGACCCCGACACCTCCAGGGCGCGGGGTTGGTGGAGCGGGCGAGGACTCGAACCTCACACAGGCGTTCTCCCCGAGCCTGTGCGCCGGGACGCTATCCCGGCCCGGCGACCTGCGCCGGATGCCCCTCCGTGAATGACGACACCCGGCGCGCCGTGGGCGGCGGGCCGGGTGTGAGATGTTGGTGTTGATCAGGCTGCGGGCCAGAGGTCCTGGGCCTGCTGTCCTGGGGATCTGTCCTTCGACGTGTAGGGGAAGTCGGGCCACTCGTCGGGCCCGTCCCAGTCGAGACGGATGTGCCAGTCGGTCGCCTCACAGAGGTTGTCGAACAGGTCCTGGAACTGGGCGGTGACAGTGTCTTCGAGGGTGTTGATCTCGATACTCAGTACGGCATCCTCGTCCTCGTCGTAGACGGCCGCCGGACTGCCGGCGATGAGGTACCAGCCCTGGTCGGCGGTCGGGACGAGGCGGTCCAGCATGGCTCGTGCTTCTGCTGCGGTCCGCGGTCCTTCGATGATCTCGATACTCGGTGTGACTGACATTGTTCACCTCTCCCAGATGTATGGCTGCTGGTCAGTGATCACCAGTATACGGTCCAGCCGGTCGCCTTCGTTTCTGACTGTCCGGCGGATGGCGCTGTCGATCTCTGCTGCTGACGCCGGGTCTCCGCGGACGTCGAAGACGAGCTGTCGGGACTGCTTCGCGCCCTTTCGTGACTGGTCGTTCATCCGCTGGACCCCGACCGTCTTGATGTCGGTGGGGTGTTGTCCGTCGATCACGATGTCGGGGGTCTTGATCGGCTCTCCGATTTCACTGCCGAGGCCGACCCGTCGGATGTCGCGGGCGCCGGCTGCGTAGAGCCAGTCGATGGCTTTCTGCTCCTGGTCCCAGACTTTCTGGTCCTTGGCGTTGCGGGGAGTGTCCGGCAGGGTTGACGGTGTTCCGTAGAGCCTTTTCTGCTCGATCTCGTCCACGGAGAGCACGCTGCCGAGTGGGCCGCGGTCCTTGCCCGGTGCCTGGTTGATGCGCCTGGCGTCGATGGGGATCCACGGTGGGGTCGTTCCGTCACGCTGCCGGTGCAGTGCCTCCCCGAAGATTTCGATCGTCGGGGTGTCCCCGTAGTCGTCAGCGGTGTCCTTCCAGAGTTGCTGCAGCTCCTGGTTGATCTTCGGGAGGTCGTGATCTCCTTCGCACTCGATTCCGAGGCATCTGCAGTTGTCGTGGTACTTCCCCATGCCGGAGTCCTTGAGCACTGTCTTCTTGCTGTAGACAGCTCCTCTGGAACCGAGCATGAGGCAGAACGAGCAGGCAGCCGGTTCGGGCACTCTCGCGTAGCGGGTGCCGGCCTTCGCCACGGCGTTTTCGACGGTGTTGCGTGCGGGGCTTACGACGAGCCGGTTGGTGATTCCCGCCAGCTTGTTCAGCGCCGCAACCCGGTCCGCGATGATCGTCCCGTCCTCGGCAGCCGCGGTCTTCGTGGTGTTCATCGCCCAGCGGTAGGAGGACCGTGCCTGCTCGAAGGCGACCGGGTCCGCCGTCTCCGGGTACTCCAGGCCCCTCAGCGAGTCCGAGAGGCTGCGCTGAAGGAACAGGTAGTCGGCCGCTGAGTACGCCGCCTGCTCACCGTAGGTGCGGACGATTTCGGCGAAGGGCTCCTCCATGAGCTTCAACTGGTCTGCCCAGGCGAGGTGCTCGGTCTGCTTCCACCAGGACAGCAGATCACGCTGTGCGAGCAGTCGCAGGCCGTCGAGAGCTTCCGTATACTGCTTTTCCGCCACGAGATCTCGCACTGAGCATCACCTCCCTTACTCGGCACTGTCGCTGGATCCGGACTGTCGGTTCATCCGGGCGAGCTCCACTGCCTGTGAAGTGACGCCCTGGCCGGTCGCGGACAGCTCACTCATGCGCTGCTGTGCGAGCTCTGCCTTGAGCTGACGCTGTGTCTCCGGGGGCAGGCCGAGCTGGTCCCAGACCCACGCGGAGTTCTTCGGGACCATCTCGTTCTGAACGAGCTTGCTCAGCCCGTCGACCGTCGCGGCGAAGGTCGGGGTGGAGGCTTCCGCCCACTGCACGGCCGGGCGGTCGACGGCGTCTGCGGACTCCCCCGTCGCCGAGGCGAGCGCCAGGCGCCCGATCTCGGACCAGGAGTGGCCGAACTGTACCTGTCGCCTCTCGGCACGCTTGACGAGGCGAGCCTCCATCTGGCGGATGGCGTCCGCCGAGGATGGATTCTCCGTGGTAAAGCCAAGGTAGGACGCAGGGATCGCGGCCTCTGCGGCGAGGAGCTGAGCGAGCCCCCGGACCTGGTCGAGGTACGGCCCGGGGCTCATGGGATCGAACTGGCCGAGCTTCGGCTGCTCGCCCTCCTCCGGGGTCGGCACGGACCAGAGACGGCCCGTGACGATCTGCCAGGAGGACGTCCGCTTTCCGTCCGCACCGACGAACTGCTCGTCGTCAGCGCCGATGAGGTAGCGCTGAGGCGCGGAGAAGAACTCGCGGTTGACGTCCATCGACGTCAGGGACCTCACCGCGGAGTCCGTGTACCGCCTCACAGCCTTTGATATCTCCGAGCGCCCGGCGCGGTCACCGGCGCGAGGGCGGTTGATGAAGGCGACCATGGGGACTCGGCCGAGTCCGTGGGGGGTGCGGTCGATGACGTTCCAGGGGTCGTTGGCTTTCTCTCGGTGGGCGGTGACGATCTCTGCGGGGGTCCACAGGGTGATGTCGGTGACGTCGCCGTCGTCGTTGGTTTCGCGGGACAGGGCGGCGTCCAGGCGCTTGGTGCGGGGGTTGAAGACCCCGGTGGTGGACTTCGCGTCGTGTCCGCGGATGAGCACCTCGGGTTCGCCGGGTCCGCCGGCGGTGACGGAGGCGAAGGACATGCCGTAGATCAGGGCGTCGAGGTGGACTTGTGAGGCCTCGGTGTCGAGGGAGTTGGCGGTGAAGATGTCGGTGAGGGTCTCGTCGTCGCCGAAGCCGGTGATGTCGAGCCGTTCCTCGAGGACGTCGACGGCGGTGGCCGGCCAGCCGGTGACCATCTCGAGCTTCTCAGCGTTCTTCGGAAGGCCGATGCCGAGAAACCCTGGCCGGAAGCTTCCGTCGTAGTAGTCCTCGTGGGTCTTGTTCGCCTTGGCGTGGTCGCTGATCTTGGCGATCATGTGCTTGACGAGGGGCTTCTCATCGTCGGTGAGTTTGTCGAGGTTCACCAGACCACCACCTTTCCGGAGGACTTGCGGGGACGGGGGCGCTCGACGCCGGTGTAGGCGTGACCGAACAGGGCCAGGGTCACGGCGACGAGCGGGGTGATGTCGGAGTCGGTGTCCTTGCGGTTCCAGGCCCAGGCGTCGCCGAGGCGGCGCTTGCGAGCCACGGAGGCGGCGAGGTTCAGGCCCGGCTGGTCGAGGTGCCAGACGCGCTCGGCCATGACGGCGTCGTAGAACTCGGCGACGGCGGCGGCCATGTTGCCGGCGCCTGTGACCGAGACTTTGACCTTGCGGCGCTTGAGCGGGTCGATCAGTGATGCGGCGGGGCCCTTGCCGTCGATGAGGACGGCGCGGACGGGCTGGCGGGAACAGATCGAGGCGACGCGCTCCAGGAGCCAGTCCGGGGTGCCGCGGCGGGTCTCGATGACGTCGACGAAGGGGGTCCCGTCGACGGTGGCCCCGGCGGCGGCGATGGACGCGCAGTCGCGGGCCGGGTTGACGTCGATGGCCAGGGCCACTTCCCCGCCGTCGTCGACGAGGTTCGGGTTAGAGCATGCCTCCCACTGTGCCAGCGGGAGGACACGCTCGGACTCCTCGGTGGCCCACATGCCCAGTCGCTCGCGGGCGAAGGACTGGTCCGGGAACGTGGCTCGCTCGCCGGAGACCACGTCCAGGCTCATACGGCCGCCGAGGGCGGGGTTGGCGCGCTCCCAGTTCTCCTGGTCGTCGAGGTCCACTGAGCCGCCCTCTGGGCGGTCAGCGGACCACTCCAGCCATGACAGGCCGGGGTCCGCGGCGTCGTGGGCGGCGTCGTGCCACCGGGTGAACATCTCGCCGTCGTTGCCCGGCGCCGGCGGGGTGCCGAGCATGATCACCTGCGAGTCGCCGGACGGCGCCGAGGACATCGTCGGCAGCAGGGCTTCCATGGCCTCGACAGACAGTTCCTGGGCCTCGTCGAGGACGATCGTGTCGACGGTGAAGCCACGCCCGGAAGACTTCGAGCGGGCGATGAACTCCACGGACCCGCCATTGGTCAGCACGATGGACTCCTGGCCGTTGGTCTTGCGGATCGACTCGACCCGGTCGCGGAGCTCATCATTGCGCTCGAAGAACCGGCACAGGCGGACGAAGGCCTTGCGGCCGGTCTTGACCTCATGGGCGGTGTGGAGGACCTTGCGCCCCAGGACCACCGTCGCGAACAGCTCGTAGGCCTCCAGGGCACCGTTCTTGCCGTTCTGGCGGGGGATGGCCAGCCCGGCGCGCGGGGCGGCGAGGCGGTCATCTGTGCGGCGGGCGAGCCAGGCGTCGAGGATGCGCTCCTGGAAGGGGTCGAGGGTCAGTCCGTAGGCGGCGGAGAGGAATGTGGCGTCCTCTGCGTCCTGGGTGGAGGCGACGGTGGGCGGGTCGGCGCGGAAGCTAGGTTCCTGCCGTCCGGTTGCGGCGTGCAGCGAGCTCGTCAAGGGCCGATCCCTCCTTCTTCGTGGTGGTGGTAGCGGCGTCCAGGGCCGCGAGGCGGTCGTTGACGTCGATCAGCTTCGTGGAGATGAACGCGGGCAGTCGGAGGTCGCCGTCGATCGCTGCGGCGTCGATGTCGGCGGCGAGTCGGTCCCGCAGGGCGGTGAGCATCTCTCGGGTGTCGCCAGACCGGGCAGCGCGCAGCGCCGAGCGGACCGGCCGGTTCGATCCGGCGGCCATGGTGTCCCCTCCCCCGGCTCGATGCCCGGTCAGAAGTTCAGTGGGTGAAGCCCTCCGTTGCGGAAGACGTTGCCGGTGGTGCGGATGAACCGTCCGGCGGAGTAGACCTCCAGGCCGGGTCGGCGGATGCCCGGTGCGCGGTCGCGGAGGCCGAAGATGTGCAGGCCGGTTCCGGAGACGCTGATCTCGACGAAGGCGTCGGGGTTCAGTGCGAGGATGCGGGCCGTGTGCGCGTTGGGGCGCCCGTGGTCGTCGAGGCAGTGGTCGAGGTCGATGCAGCCGATGCCGGCGCCGCACATGAAGCCGTGTGGACGGTCTCGGACTGCGGTGAAGCTGGACCAGGTGCTCGGGTTCGTCGAGGACGCCGGGGCACCGTCGGTTCGAACTGGGCGCTTGCCGGCGGCGCAGGTCCACTGGGTCTTGCGGCGCATGGCCTCGGGGTAGGGGCCGGTGAGAGCACGGGATCGGGACAGGCGCTTGCGGCAGCGCTGGCCGCAGGTGCGCGGCGTTGGTCCGCGCCTGGGCTTGACCAGGTCGCAACCGCAGCTCTCGCATGTCTTCATGGGGTCGATTCTACCCCGCCGACCTGCGGCTTGTCACATGTTTATGCAGGTCAGAGTATGAATCGGCAGGTTCTGCGGGGGACTTCGAGCAGGGTCTGGGGCGAGAACGGGCGGGAGACGGGGCCTGGGGCCGGAATCCGGCGACCTGGTATTCTGACCAGCTGGGTTTCAGATCGGCGGGGGGATATTGGGCTCAATGCCGTGTCCTACCGCGCCTGGGGCCGAGGGGGGCAACCCCCACCCCCTGAGTTTTTCATCGTTCCGGAACTCGAGCATTGGTGATCGCTTATCCCCGCCGCGCCGGCCGGTCACCACCGCCGGGAGTGCTTGGTCTCTGGGAGGCCGACCCGCTTGCCCTTGCGCTGGTTGCAGAGCAGGTGCATCGGCTGGAGCTTCCCGTGGTTCGAACCGCCGCGACCGACCGGGTTGATGTGGTCGGCGGTCGCCGACATCGGATGCGGGAACGGCAGCGACTTGTCGATCGGTTCACCGCACCCGGCACAGACGATGCCCTTGCCCTCCAGCACCCTCGCACGAAGTGCCCGATACCTGCGATCCGAGGTCCTGGCCATCGACACCTCCATGAGGTCATGCTCGTGCAACGAAGAACGGTGGTCGACGACATCGAGGGTGACGACCCCGACCACCTGACTGCTCCACACGAACGGCGACGCTTCGCCATCCTCACAATGACGAGAACCCCGAACCCGGTATCGGGTCCGAGGTTCAATGCTCGCCTGAGGCGAAGCCTACCACACGAGGTGGGACACGCAGGTCAGACGACCTCACCCCGAACCACATGCCGCGACTCAGCCACCCGCTGCTCCATCCCACGGGCATGAGCCACCACGTCCTCCAGGCTGTAGCTCGTCCGCTCCCCGATCTCGATGGACCGGACGTGCCCGGCCTGCGCCCACAGCCTGACGGTCTTCCGGGACACCGGCCACCCGAGGATCGCGGCACCCTGCGACACCTCGCTCGGCCCGCCCCACTGGCCCCGGCCCGGGGGCGGCGGGTCCACCGGGGCCGGGGTGCTCTGCTGCCCGGGAGCCTGGTCCTCAGCACCCCGGGGGCCTACCTCGGAGGGGGCGGGGTCTTTCGCCGACAGGGGCGGGTCCACCAAATCAGCTACCCGCCTCGCCTGCTGCCCGATGACCACCACCGCGTCCGCCGCCTGCTCGTGGCCGGCCACATCCTCGACATGGTCCAGCAGCCACCCGGCCAGCTCCGACACCGGCACGGGGCCAGGACGCCGACGTCGCGGCGCCGACAGTCCGCCAGCGCTGCACACCGCACCCACGATCTGCTTCAACAGCAGCCAGCACTCGTGCTCCACCGCGAACGGATGCTCACGCACTGGAGACCTCGGCCCCGGCACCGACGCGCACACGCCAGCATTCGACCCCGACGCCGCCACCGACGGCACCACCATCTCCGACAATCTCGGCCCCAGACGCACCAACGCCTGCAGATCCCGGACCAGGACCTCACGCTCTGCCTCACCCAGCACAGAGATCACCTACCCTTCTTCCTACCTCGACGCCTGTGTCTCTTCTTCTTCGGACCGCACTTCTCACCGTCAGCAGAAATGTCACCGTCCCCTACCTCACCGTTACCGACACGCACCGTCCCGTCCCGTCCCGTCCCGACATATCCAGATCCTGCAGTCCACTGATCTGACTGATCTGCCTTTTCCGGCAGATCGGGTGTCACCGCAGGTCTGGCACTGTTTCGCCGCCGGGTGGACTGCTGGCTCGCTGCTCGACCGGTCGATTCTCGACCGCCCTGGTGGGCAGGAGATCCTGACTCGGGAGCGGCGGTGGCCGCGTCATCACCCGTCGTCGGCACAGTGGTCTCGTCGGTGGCGACGCCGTCGATGCCGCTCCGCTCCGCCTGGCTGGCGGAGGTCGTCATCTTAGGGTCAGCGGCACCGAGCCATGCTGGCATCGGAGGAGGCGTCTGAGAATCAAGCCCGCGGCCGTTCGCGCCGATGGCATCGGCGTTCGTCTCGGCAGGCGACTCGATCAAAAGCTCCCCCGGCACCGGCACGTGAGACTCGTGCCCTTGCGGGACAGACCCGAACGGGACGAACTTGTCCCGCTTCGGTGGCAGCTGGACGCCGTTGTCCTTCGCCCAGCTGCTCTTGTTGATCCACTCGATGGTGGTCTTGTCGTAGTACACGGGATCCGGCGGCGGCAGCAGCTTCACCCGCTGGTCGGCGTCCGGGTCGTCGCCACGCTTCGCGTTGCACGACCGGCAGGACACGACCATGGTCTCGAACGTTCCCGGCTCTCCAGGTCGGCGGTGATCGTAGGTTCCGCCGATGCCGCCCTTCTTGTCGTTCCACTTCACGACCCGTCCGCAGTATCGGCACGAGTCACCGTCGCGGTGACGGATCGGCAGGGTCAGCTCCGGAGAGCCGTTATCAGCCCGACGCTGCTTCTCCCACTTGAGTTCATCCTCGGTTTTCATGTGGATGAACTCGGGGTTGTCGACGATCTTCCAGGCACGCTTGCCGTTGACATCTACGACCTCCATCAGGCCGGTGCGCACGCACGCATCCGTGAGTGCGACCAGCCGTTCGGCCGACCCCGCGATCTGCAGGGCGGTTCCGAAGGTCACGACGTAGTCGGTAATGTACCCGGCCGCGGACGCCGCACACCGGAACAGGAACCCGGCAGCCTCGTTGATGATGCGAGGGTCGTTACCGGCGTCGTAGGCGACCTCGAGCAGCTCCGGTCGATTCGCGGCGTCATCGCCGACCCTCAGCCACGGCATGCGCTACCACTCCCGGATCGGGCGAGCGTGCCAGGCTGGGGGGCCGGGCGAGTAATCGAAGGCACTGTCGTTCTCCTGGTCGTCAAGTTCGGTGAAGTGGGGCGGGGCGGTCTCCCGGCGCGGTGGCCGGCGGTGCTCTGCGTCTGGGGTGCAGGGGGGTCATTTCAGGATCACGACCTTGGCTCTGGCGCTCACTCCGGCTTCTGCGAGGATCGCCTCTTCCACCACGATGGCGTTCCGCAGAATGTTCCGATCTCCCAAGTCCTCGGTCATTACGATGTTTTCTCCGAGCCCCATGTCCCGGGCGCTCTCGAGCTTCTTGATCAGTTCGTCGACGGTCATGCTTCCTCCGCGGCGCTCTTGGTGGAGCCCTGCGCTGCCTGCCGATCGGCTGCGTCCGCTGCGGCCCGGAGGTGCGCGGCCCGGGTCCGGGCTTCTTCCGAGGTGATCCTGGCAGACCCCGTGGCCGTCCCCGTTCCTTCCCAGACGTCCTCCAGGTCCATCCCGGACAAGACCGTCCCGGAGTCAGCAATGACGGCTGACGTTCCAGTCTCCCACCTGGGCGCGCCCTCCTCGACATAGCTGGTCGGCGGGACGGAGCGGTGGGTGCCGAGGCGGAGTCCTTCGGCGGTGGCCCGAGTGGTGAAGTCTCCGGCCATGGACTGGGTCTCGGTCGGACCGATGCCCATGTCGGTGAAGATCTTCTCGACGAGCTCCACCGGTGTGGTGGCGATGGTGGCGGTCATGCTGCGACTTCCTTCCTCTGTGTGGTGGCCCGGTGGTTTCCGGGTCGGGGTGGTTCTGCGATCTGGTCGAGGGTGCCGTCCTTCTTCGCCCGGCTGTAGCAGGTGGAGCACAGGCCCCTGCACTGCGACAGGGCGTGTCCTTCGGGGACGAGCGGGGCGGGGATGCCGCGGGGGTGGATGTGCATCGGGCGGTGACAGCTGCGGCACTCCAGCACCTGGTCCTCCTCGCGTGGCTGTCCCCACTGTCGAGCGGCCATGACACCGGTGACGCGGCAGCCGGCATCCTCGAACGCCTGCAGCTGCTTCTCGCACGCGTCGAGGACCGGGCAAGCGCGGCAGAGGCCCACGGCCTTGCGCATCTGGCCCCAGCGGAGCGCCCGGGCTTCCTTGGACCCGCCGGACATGTCGCACCACTCCCCTGACCAGATCATCGGGTCACGGTGAGCGCACATGCCGGCGCGGAGATCCGCTGTGCCGATGATGGACTTCACGACGTCCGGGGAGACGATCCTGTCTGCGCTTCCTCCTGGCATCAGAATCCTCCTCGTTTCGGCTTGTCCGCCTGCACGCGCTTTACGTCTGGTCGGGGTATTTCGGGTGGTAGGTCAGCAATGCTGAGTTGTCCTGGCAGGTCAGGTGGTGCTGTGTGCGGCGCGGCGACCCACCGGTGGATCTGCTCGCGTCTCTCCGGGGTGAGGTGCGCCCACCAGGCGTCCGGATCCTCGTTGGTCACTGCTCCCGGTCCTCCTCCGCTTCGGAAAGGACGCCGAAGTCCTTTACCAGGCGGTAGGGCCATCGCTGGGGACTCACTGACACGGTGTTCAGCGAGACGGACTTCTGGTTGAGCTGATGGAAGATCTTCTCGACCCGACCCTTAAGGTCGCGGACGTGCGTCGCTCCGATGCTGTTGATCTGCTTCTGGAGGTACTCGACGTCAGGGTTCGGGTGCTGGTTGTTGACGATCAGGGGAATGTACGTGGCCATGATCAGGCCTCCTTTCTGTGTCGGGCTGCGGTCTGGTCGGCGGCGGGGTCCTCAGGCGGTATGGATCCGAGGACGCCGAGGGGGACGGACCAGTCGTGGATCGGCGCCCACCCGCGGTCGACGAGGACGACGGGCTGCTCGACGCAGTCGCGCAGCACCTCCTCAATGTCACCGGTGGTGTCGACGGTGCCGTCGACGGGGACCAGGCCCACCGGCTCGTCCGGATCCGGGGCGAGTTGCGGCTCGACAGTGCGGTGGAGCACGTCGACCTCCTCGGCCAGGGTCCGGACGTCATCGAGGGCGGCTTCCGCTTCCTCGCGGGCGATCCTGGCGTCCGAGGACGCGGCGACGGACAGGCACCAGCCCCACACGGCAGCGCCGAGGGACAGGGACGAGACGATCAGGAAGTATGCGGTGGTCATCGGGGCCTCCTCGGGGTAGATCCCGGGCCGGTGGGGCTCGGGCGGTTGTCGTACGGGTGCGGATACTCGGGGCGGGCGGACGCCAAGACGGCCCGGAGGTGGGCCAGGACAGCGCGAGCCCGGCGAGGCGGGGATGGCCGGCGGACGGGCTGGGGCCGGAACATCGGCCGGCGGGATGACGGGGTCACTGGTACTTCCCCTCCCATACGGCGGCGCGGTCGACGTTGATCTTGAGCGCGGCAGCATGGCCGCGCTTGGTGACCTCACCGAACGGGCTGACCAGCCCCTTGTGGGTCAGAGAGTCGCGGATGCGGGCGTGGACCTGGTCCCAGGGCAGTGAGCCGGCGTCGATGACGACGAGGGCGTCCTTGTGGCCGGGGGTCATGCGGTGGACGACCTGCTCGATCGTCAGCGTGCTGTAGTCCACTGGGGTTCGTGAGCTCATCATGACGCAACTACCTTCTCCAGACCTTCGCCGGCGATCCTGGCGAGGCGGGCGCCGATCTCCTCAACGGCGACCCGACGGCGGCGCCCGGCGTCGTATCTTTCGGAGAGGCAGGTGACCGCGGCGACCAGCACTGCAAGGGCGGCGGACTCCATATCCTCGTCGGCGCAGCCCTCGAAGGTGACGTTGACCTTCTCGCCGGTGACGATGGCGGTGACGGTGCGCATCAGAAGCCGTCCTCTCGTGCTGCGACCCTGGCGGTCAGACGCTCGGCCAGCTTCTCCTTGCGCTTCGCTGCACGGGCCTCATCCCGTTCCCGAT